GTTGTGTGGTTGTCGGTGCAGGGTGCTACTGAGGGGTGGACGCTGCCGGAGGGGTGGAGGCCGCCGATCCTGTGCTACGCCCCGGTCGTCGATTTAGGCGGACAGTCGCCTGTAGCGCGGATCGCCGTGAATACTAAGGGGACTGTGACTCCCCAACAGACGACGGGGAAGATTTATGGCTCGGCAGTTTTTATGACAGCCGGGTAGGGCGTCTAACTATTTACCCCCATTTAATGGGGGTTTCTGCATTTTAAGGAGAAAAATTTATGGCCGTTAAACTTTCCGGCACTATTTCCGATATTACTTCCCGCCCGTTGGAGGACGTGTCCGAGGTGACGGTGAAGTCCGCATATGCGCAGCCGTCTGCCGCTGGTATCACTGTCACCCAACCCCAACGTGTGGATTTTGACCAGTCTGGTAATTTCACCGTGACCGCCACCGAGGGGGTAAAGGGATGGCTGTACGTTGACGGGCCGGGCTGGTCTGACAGTATCCCATTCGTCGCCGCAGCCGGAATGAGCATGATATGGGAAGCTATCGCAAACGCCCTTGGCTTTAGCTCCAACATGCAGGACTACCTGGATATTAAGGGTGGTATTCGTGAGATTTTGCAGGAAGCCGCCGACAAGATCGATTCGGTCATTAAGTGGCCTAAAGGTGGGCTGGAAAAAGACACGGACCTGAACGAGGTCACGGACTCCGGCTTCTACCAAATTAATTCGTACAGTGTGGCCGCGTCGATTAAAAACCTTCCAGACGTATCGGAAGCTATCAATTCCGGCACCCTAGAAGTCTTTAATCTGCGTGGTAAGGCGTGTGTGCAGCGCTGGACCGTGGACGGCCCCGCCAGCGGGCCGAACGCTACGTTTGTCCGTCACAGTGACACCGCTGGTGAATGGTCACCGTGGGAGGAAATCGGCGCGAAATACGCATGGGTGCAGGGTGGCTTTGAAAAGGGCACAGACCTCAACGAGGTCACCACGTCCGGCTTCCATAAGGTCAACACGTACGCTATGGCCGCGTCTATGAAAAACCTCCCCAACGATTCCCTCGCCATCAACTCCGGCGTTCTGGAAGTCTTTAACCTAAGCGGCAAAGCATGTGTGCAGCGCTGGACGGTCAACGGACCAGCAACCGGACCCAACCTCACCTACACGCGTCACAGTGACACCGCTGGTGAATGGTCACCGTGGGAAAAGCCTTGGGACAGCGCGACGTGGGAGAAAACTCCCATCCCGAAAATGTCCAACATGGACGACTACCTCACCTCCGGCATGTACCAGGTGGCCAACTACTCCACAGCATCATCACTAGTAAACAAGCCCACGTTGCCTGTGGCGATTAACCCCGCAGTGGTGGAAGTCCTAGCCCTTGATACCGGCCAGGTCGTGCAACGCTGGACCACCGTAGGTGCGGTTGACCGCGACAATCCGGTCATGCAGCGCACCCGCGACAATGGCAGGAATTGGTCGGAATGGGCACGTATCGGTAGTGGCGCGGCTGGCGCAGGCGGTGGCTCCCCGCTTGCGCAGGTCAACGCCACCCGCTCCCACCAGATGACAGACCGTGGACTCTTGCGCCTCCTCCTTCGCGGCGAAGAAGGAACCCCGGTGTGGGGTTGGACGGCACCACCAGGTGAGAAGCTGGAAATCCCCACCCATGAGGACTCCGGCCAAGCGGTGCACCCCTCCGTACTGTTTTTCGAGGACGGGTGGAACGGGTGGAACTACTGGATGGCGATGACCCCCTACCCGCGTTTCAATGAGTCTCACGAGGACCCCAACATCGTCGTCTCCAACGATGGTGTGAACTGGCAGGTCCCTGACGGGCTTACTAACCCGATTGATGACGCTAAGGGCCGACCCGACCCGTACAACTCGGACGCACATTTGACTATGCGCGATAACGAAATGGTGCTCACCTGGCGCATGGTGGACCGCCCGAACAAGGGCCGCGAGTCATTCTGGATGACGATGAGCCGCGATGGTGTGCACTGGTCGCCGAAGCAGAAGATTTGGTGGCCGGAGCTTTCCGACCGTCATTCGTCTACGGTGGCGCAGTCGCTGATGTGGCTAGGTGACCGCTGGCGCCTGTACTTCATCTCCACGACTTTGTCGCCGAATCGTCTGGTGTGGGTGGAGTCCACTAAGGCGGTGCCTACCCCGTCTGATTGGGGTGAGCCGCAAGAATGCTCTATGGATTTCACGCTGCCGTCTGACAGGGATTTCTGGCACTCTGAAATTCAATACCGCGATGGTGAATACTGGGGCATCGTCTCCGACGCGAACCGTCGTACCACGGGTGTTAATGGTGTGATTTACCTCCTGCGCTCTGCGGACGGCACTAAGTGGGAATTGTCCCCCGTACCTTTGGTGCCGCAGGCAGGCGACGGCCACGACTCCCTATACAAGACCGGATTCATTCTCTCCGGCGCGGGCGAGTCCATGACCATTGACGTGTACTACTCCGCCTACGACCGGCAGACACGCGAGTGGGGCACGTGGCGCACCACAGCAAGGTATGCGGGTAATTCCAATGACCCCAAGTAACGCAACCCCACATAACCCCCGTTGACCGCCAAGGCCACGGGGGTTAACTCATGCCTAAAAGGAGGCACACGATGAGACCTAATCCCGCATAGCGCGGAGACCCGGTATTCCTCAACAGACGACGGGGAATGGGGGATGTATAGGACGCTTGCGAAAGGTGGTAGTGAAAAAGACTCGGCCGTTTAGCTGCCGAGATGATCTTTGAGGTATTCGGTAATGATTTTCCCGGCTTTTTCATGGCCTGCTGTGTTGAAGTGGAGCTCGTCATAAAACAGGGCCGGATCGCCGCTGATGATCTGCTCCAGGTCCAGCAGGGGGATTTCCCTCAACTGTGCCGTTTCCCGGTACGTGTTGGTAAGCTCGGCGCGGGCTTTCTGGTATTCGCCTAGAACTCGTTTATTTCCGAAATTGAGCCGAGACCACTTATCCGTCTCCCAGTTCAGGTACCGGTACGGGGAAGTTACCAGAACAATATCTAGGCCTAAGCCCCGAACGAACGTCGTGATGGATTCCAGTAGGGCGCGGGTGTCGTCGAAGCTGAACTGCCACTTCGGGGCCTGCGCCGCGGCTGGGCGAATGGCAGTGTAGGTAGAATTATTGGTCCAATACCCACCCGGTAAGCGCGAAGCATTTGCATCCGACTGAGCGGTGAACAACACGATCACGTCATGCTTCTTCGCCAAGGTGGGAATCTTCGTCATGATCATGACGCATGCCTGGAGCAGGGTCATGCCGGAATACCCCGCGTTATACACATTCCAATCAACGTTCTGAGCCACCCGTGCCACGAACCGCTGGTGGGGCTGGGCGAAAGACGACTCGACAAAGGAGCCGCCGATGAAGAAGAGCGACCTTTTCTCCGGGTCAGTGTTAACACCCGTGAGGATAAACCCGTTGTCGTCTGTGTCGAGCGGGTAGTCGACGTCGTCGAGTGTGCCATCTGACCTTTTTATGTTCGCTTTGGTCGGGTGCGCTGGTCGGGTGCGATTGCGTTGCTGTTCTTTTAATCGAATACGTGCCACGCTTGACTATCCTAGCCGTATCCTCTCCCCCTCCTGTAATCGCAGTGAGGGGCTTTCTCATTCTCTGACCGCCCCACCCGGTGCGGGTTTACTAATGCCCGAAGGAGGAATCCGTGACTGCTTGGCAACCGGGAATGTTCATCATGCACGGCATGGTCTACGAGCACGACGGCAAGCACTACCGCGCCCGCATACCGCCAACCATCCGGCGGACATGATGCCTACAAGCAAGGCGACCGCGTCACCTACAACGGCGCAGTGTACGAGTCCACCATTAACGGCAATGTGTGGGCACCAGATTCTTACCCGCAAGGCTGGAAGAAACTCTAACCCCACACCCACCGACCGCGCCCTCCGGGGCGCTTTAATTTTGCCTGAAAGGAGGGCGATTATGGTTACTCATCCAATGAGGCAGGGCACCTATCAGGTGTCTAGTGGCTATGGGCCACGCTGGGGCAGTTTTCACGCTGGCCTAGACTTCGCCGCGCCTATTGGCACGCCGATTTATGCGGCGGCTGATGGTGTCGTGGTTGAGGGCCGGGAGCGCTATAACGTGTCTGGTTTCGGCTCGTGGATATGGCTCGACTGCCAGGATAGCGTCGGCAAGGATTTCATTTACGGGCACGTGAAGCACGACGGCATCTTGGTGAAGGCGGGCGACCGTGTACGCGCAGGCCAGCAGATAGGTGTGGTCGGTAACGAGGGCGAGTCCACCGGGCCTCACCTTCATTTTGAAACATGGGGGTCGCCAGGCCGCCTAGGTGGTGCTCACCAAGACCCCGCCCCGTATCTAGCTAACGCCGCACAGCCAGGCGAGTCTACCGCCCGCCCCGTTAGGAAGAAGGGCGGCACCCTCTACGGCATCGACATCAGTGAACACAACGATGGGCTGAGCTGCGTCAAGGCTAAGCAAGAGGGCATGGACTTCGCCATCATTCGCCTATGCGACGGCACCCACGTAGATAGGGTGTTCCACTCGCACCTGGCAGACGCCGAGCAAGCCGGAATGCTCATCTCCACCTACTGGTATCTACGCACCCCATCCGAGGGCACCACCATCGCCCAACAGGTCGACGTCATCGACCAGCAAATGGGTGGACGCCGAGACCTACCAGTGTGGATAGACGTGGAATCCGTCGATATGAACTATCCCGCCAGCGACCCGCGCCGCTATCTGCTTGTGGAGAAAGACGTGTGGGACGCGAAACGCGAACTGGAACGGCGCGGCTACCACGTGCCCGGCATCTACACCGGTCGCTGGTACTGGGAGAACATGCGCGGCGGAGAACCCTCTATGCAGGGACTCGGCGCGCTCTGGTGCTCTAATTACGGGGCAAACAATGGGGTCGGTGACCCGCGCAGCTTGTACGCGAGCGAGGGCGGAGACCGTCACCCCGGCTGGGACTATCCACTGGGTGACCGGAAGCCAGACCTTTTGCAGTACGGGTCGCGTGGAACCGTCGCAGGCCGACCAAACGTAGACATCAACGCCTACCGGGGCACCAAGGCGGAACTACGCGTCCTATTCAGCGGGAAAGCAGCACCAGATGAGGAACCTACGGAGGAAGAAATGAACAAGCTCTACAAGCAACTCACTGCATTTATCAGTGGGTTCTTTGGCCCCCAGATTGACGCTATCCAGGAAATCTGGCGGCAGCTACGAGGCCCGTCGGGTAACGGATGGGAGCAACTAGGACAAAACAGCAAGGGGCAGAACCTCACGTTGGTGGACGCCGTGGCCGCAATCCGCCAAGACCTCGCCCGAATCGAAAAGAAACTGGAGGAACGATAATGGCCAAGCACTACACCAACCCCGCGCCAAAGCCCCGCGCCGTCATCGGCACCCCATGGTGGATACGCCTAGCCGTGTACGTCGTGGTCGCCGCCGTGGGCCTGGCCCTCGTCGCATTCGGCATCGCCAGCCCCGAGCAGGTAGACAGCTGGCTCGGCCAGACAGGTGGGCTGGCAGCACTCATTGGTGGTGCCCTCGCCGCAGTGAATACGGGCCGTGAATCCGACGAAGCCCCCGTAGGTGTAGTCATCGAGCAACCCGCCACACCGGAGCCGGAGGATGCGCCCACCCTGCCGGTCTACACTGGCCCCACCACGGCGGGGGAGTGAGTATGGATTGGGAAAGATTTAAACTCCGCGCCGCCAGGTGGATGGTCTCCGACGCGGCCGGGCTGTTGATTCTGGGTAGTATTTCCATTGCTCGTGGCATGTCCTACACGCCGCTGCTGGTGAACCCGGAGCGTAAGCCGACGCATTTTATGGAGAGTGTGCTTAACCCACCGTCGTGGGCTGTGGTATGGCTTCTCATGGGGGCGCTGTGCCTATGCGCAGTCAAGTGGCACAGGCTCGTCCCCGCCGCAGTAGGAGCCGTCGTGGGGCTGCATTCCATGTGGGCACTCAGCTTCATTTTCGCCACCATCTTTGGTGATATGGGCCGTGCTTGGGTGTCGTCCCTCGGCTATATCGGCATCGCCGCCATGACCCTTTACGCTTACGCACGCGGACAAAGCAATGAGATGAAGCTGGTCGATGGGAGGTGACGGGCATGCCCGTAGACGGGCCGCTGGCAACCATCATCGTTGGCGTGATTGGCGTGCTCGGCACCATCATTGGTACTCACCTGACGGAGAAAAGCCAGAAAAAGAAAGCGGAGATAGAAACACGAGGCCCCGAGTGGGAATCCTTCACCAATAGTATCCGTGAGTGGACGAATGAGCAGCTGAAAGAGCGCGACAAGTCCATTAATGAGATGCGGGGCGAAATCGCGGAACTCCGCGACAAACTAGAGGTGTGGAAAAGCCGCTACTTTATCGCCGTGAACCACATTAGGCAGTGGAGAATTCGCCACCCGGAGAGCGTCGCTGAAATGCCCATACCCGACGAGCTAGAAAATGATTTTTAGGATGACCCTCACCCCTGCGCGGGGTGGGGGGCTTTTCGTCGTTTTAGGGGGCAACCTCGAAATCAAAGTCTGCCATCGTGTACGCCATATGGATATGCCCTAGGAGTGCGGTGTGTTCAGAACGGCTAAAACTTTCACCTGTAATCGCGTTGGTGAGCATCACAGGTTTGCCTTCTGCCTCTGCCTGCTCGGCAATCTGTAGGGCTTGGTCGATACAGTCTGCGAACCGCACCCACTTGTCTTGTAGCCATACACCGGCATCGAGTGGGGGCTGGTGGGTGGTTTCCCACCGTTGGGCGGTG